AGCGTCTGTTCGAAATCACATATGTCAACCAAGAAGAAGTGTACTACCAAGTCGGTTCTTTGTACACTTGGGAACTTCGTTGCAAGACATTCGAACTCGCTGGCGAAGATTTCAACACTGGAGATTCCGACATCGATTCTGTTGAAAAATTCAAGATTCCGATGGAGTATACATTGACTGTTGGTAACAACATAGATTTCGTCGTTGGTGAGCAGATCTCTGTGGCTAATTCTATGATCACTGGATTCGTTGCCAAAATGCAGCCGAACAAAGTAACTATTGAGAGAGTCACTGGTGGCGACATCCAGGTCGGGGATATTTTCGTAGGAATCACCTCTGGAGCCCAACGTATGACCATTTCCGAATCGGTTGGAGAAACCAGTCTGTATCAAGACAACGATAAAATAAATCTTGATGCTTCTGGTATCGTTCTTTTTGATGAAAAAAATCCATTTAGCGAGATCTGATAATAATGGCTCTATACGAAAGATTCTACTACAACGGTTCTATCAGGAAGATGACAGTTGCATTCGGCACTCTGTTCTCTGGAATTTTTGTTTCCAGAAGAAACTCTGCTGGTGTAGAACTAGAGCGAGAGATCGTTCCAATCACATATTCAAGCAAAGAGAAGTTCTTCCAACGTCTTGAGCAAGACCCAGACTTGATGAACAAACCAGCAATCAAACTTCCGCATCTTGCATTCGAGATCACTGGTTATGCGTACGACTCAGAGAGAAAATTCTCTTCTAAGAAAAAAGTTTTTGGAGTTGCACCAGAAAACGCAGAACAATACAATTACTACTATACTCCAATTCCCTATAACATAACATATGAACTGAATCTGATCACCAAGACACAGGAAGAGGGTTTACAGATAATAGAGCAAATTTTGCCTATGTTCACCCCAGATTATGTCTTGACATTAAAAATGACAGACATCAACGAATACAAGCAAGACATTCCAATTTCGTTGACTAGTGTGAATTGTAGCGATTCCTATAGTGGAAACATCGGAGACAGAAGAACAATAAACTGGACTCTTACATTCATGCTAAGAGGATATATTATTGGTCCAGAAAGAAATTCCAAAAGAGTTCTTTCTTCAAATGTTACAGCTGTGGTTGGTGGAGTCCAGACTCCAATACAACCAATACAACCCTCAAACCCTTCGTTGTCCGGAAATGCAAATTTTGGCGTCGTAGAAGGAATCGACGGTTCTATTTTTGATCTCACTACTTCGGCGAACGATGGAAAAACTTTGATGCTTGATGTTCCTCGGGCACAGGACTTTGAGTTCATCATTGAAGTTGCCAACGAATCTGGAGCGTTGGTGAATCTAGATGGTTATAATCTGTATGGAAGATTCAGAAAGAATTTCTCTCATCCTGGTGTGTATCCAATAGAAGTTTCCAAAGGACAAGACATAGGAACTATCAGATGTATGATCAGAGCCACCACAACAAACACGCTTGAGAATGGTCTTTATATCGGCGAAGTTTCTATCGAGAATCCGCAGACCACTCAAGTTTATAGAGCATTAGAGTGCATATTGAAGATAGGTTGATTTATGGCTGTCGTAGTTAGAACAACAATAGCTGGATTGAGCGAAGTCACAATAACTCAGCCCAAACTCGAAATGAACGAGTTTGTTGTAAATTCTGTTGCTGGACAGAAAAGTATTGTGTTTCCCACTGGAATGAGTTACACGATGGGAACCAAGTCAATCTTCTTGTTTGTTGATGGAGAAATGTTGGCTCCAACAAAATACGAAGAGGTCACCGCTTCGCAAATAACCCTAAAAGACCCCTTACAATACAACCAAGAAGTTTGTGTAAAATGGGTCAAATACATTGATGAAGGAAGCAACACTGGTGTAACAGGCAAAGAAATAGTCGTTTCAACATCAGAACCAGATCAAAAAACTTCTGGTCTAATCTGGTTCAATCCAGATTGGAATGGTTCGATGTTTATTTGGAACAGTCTGCTAAATAAATTTGAAGAGATGGCATTCAAACGAGATGTGATAGAGGCTGGTGTCCCTAACAATATTTCGGGTGGGGCTTTTTGATTATAATAAAAATAACTCCAAAATAGGTCAATAGAGGATCCAGTAATGACTTACAGCTTAATTCAAATCAAATACTCGTTGGTCACAGCTGTACCAACGAGCCTAGCTCAAGGTGAACTTGCGTATTCGCAGCTTAGTGGCAAACTCTATATTGGTAACGACACGGGTCTTCCAGTAGAAATTGGTGGCGCAGATCTCGTTGCTCGAGTAGGTAGCGTAGAAACCGCAGTGGGTTTGCTCCAGACGGATCTAGCTGCTGCTCAAACAGCAATCACAGGTCTAACAGCAACTAATGCAACACAAGACACTGCAATCGCTGCTCTACAAGCATCTGTTGCTGCTCTAGAGGCTAGTCAAGACCAAGATCTTGCTGATGCGGTTGCAGCTCTCACAACTCAAATCACTTCTCTAACCAACTCTCTTGCTGCAACCCAGGGAGAGGTTGATGCTCTAGAAACCTCCGTTGCTACCTCTGTTTCCACTCTAACTTCTTCTATCGCTTCTACTCAAGCGGAAGTTGATTCTCTAGAAACTGCTCTTGCAACAGAGATCTCTGATCGTCAGGCTGCCGATGCAGCTTTACAAACGACAATTAACGGGATTAATGCAGCGGTTGATGCAGTTGAAACAAGCGTCACAGATCTCGCGCAAGAAGTAGATGGAATTGATACTCGTGTTGCTTCTATTGAAAGCGACATTGCTGGTCAACTCACTCTCAATGATGTAACCATCACTGGAGACCTTGTTGTCCAAGGCACTCTGACTCGTGTAGACTCTACTGTTGAAACCATCGAAGACCCAGTTATCACTATCGGTTCTGGTACACAAGCTGTACAAGATGCCATGGATCGTGGTGTTGAGTTTAAGTATTTCGACTCTGTCTCTGGTACTGTCAAAACTGGCTTCTTTGGTATGGATCATACCACTGGTCGGTTTACATTCATCAAAGATGCGTCCAATCCTTCTGACAACAGATTTACTGGCGCTGCTGGTGAAGTAGAGTTTGGAACAGTATTTTCTAAGAATCTTGAAGCAATCGGAAACAACACTGCAATCACTGGATTTGCTTTGATTGAAGGTACTTCTGACTCTCAAGGAAACCCAACTTCTGTCCTAAACAACTTCGTGATCCACGGCGGCACCTTCTGATAAAAGTCAGTTGTTGTATGCGCCACACCTTCGCAAAAAGAGGGGTTCAAGCCCCTCTTTTTGTTTATAAATATCATAATAAAGTGACGAAGGTTTTCGTGTCATGATACTGAATAATAAGTTTATTATAAAACATTCGACCGTTGCAGGGAAGAAACCAGAACCTTCTGATCTTGCCTTGGGTGAAATTGCTCTGAACACAGAAGACGGTGTCCTTTATTTCAAAAACAAGTCTGGAGAAATCAAAGAGATTCGCACATTTGATCACCCACAAAACAACGTCCCAAAACCTCGATCTATCATATCAAAACTAATCACAATCGTATATTTGCTGTTGGTTGCAATTTTGTTCTCTGTTCTTTCGTTTATGGTCAAGGTTATCCTTCTACTTTTCTTCCCTACATAATTATAGAGTGATACTTTATAACATAGGAATGTATGGAACCCGAAATCAAACCTGTAGAAAATCTTGATGATTTTTCAACAGCCAAATATAGAGATCTTGTCAAATCCGAACCCAAGCAAGTCGTCGTTGCGGAAACAGAAGACGATGAGCGAGAGGATTTCGAACAAGCTAGATCTAACATCAAAGAGATTATCGACAAAGGACAGAATGTTCTTGATGACATGATCGCTCTCGCCAAGGCTTCAGACCACCCAAGATCGTATGAAGTTGCTGCTACATTGATCAAGACTCTCGTTGACACTAACAAAGATCTTCTTGACTTGCATAAAAAGAGAAAGGAGCTGCAAGGGAAACAAGAATCAAATCAAAATGTTGGTACCCAAAACGTCCAGAACAACACTGTGTTCGTTGGATCTGGAATAGAACTGCTTGAGATGTTAAAAGGAAATAAATGAACTCTTTGAAGCGGCTCGCATTCCAGCCATATAAATGGCTGGTGTTTCTTCCTGGATTCATCATTTTGTCGACTTTTATTTTCCTAGGGATAATTATCTCAGGTACAATAGCTGGCAGAGCAAATCCGATCACAAACAAATATCTTCCGTTTTTGTGGGCGTATTTGTCTCTAAAACTTACAGGATGCAAAGTCGTCGTCGAAGGAAAAGAGAACATCGACAAAGAAACTCCGTATGTGTTTGTGATGAACCATTCAAGCAATCTAGATGCTCTCGTTTCTTGCCTTGTGTTCAAAGAGATCACTTGGGTGATGAAATCTTCTCTGAGAAAAATTCCTGTGTTTGGAAAAACAGTTGAAGTTGCTGGGAGCATTTTTGTTGACAGATCAAATCCAGAACTCGCAAGGAATTCTGTGATCAACGCAAAAGAAAGAATCAAGAAGCAAAAAC